AGCACATCGCCTCCCAGCGCCCGGCCAAAGTCTTCGTCGGAGATGTTCTTCGCCTGGGCTTCCGGCTGAACGAGTGAAAACAGAATGTCGCACAGCAGGACCGGATCGCTGACCAGCCCTTCGAGCAGTTTCCCTTCGACCGCGTCGAGCAGATTGACGTCGAGCAGCCCGCGGACGCGGCGGATGACGTCGACGTTGATCGTGACCGTCCACGTCCTCCCCCGCGTGTCGTTGAATGTGTGCATGGCATCTCTTCCTCCGGCTGCCGCAGGCACAGGCCGCCTGCGGCGGTTACGGGACGGTCATCCATTCGGGCGGGTTGGCGCTGTACGTGGGCTTGGCGGTCACGCTGACCTTGATCGCCTCTTTGAGCGGTTCGGACCGGCTGAAGTTGGTGATCGCCATCGACGCCCGGAGTCCCTGCGAACCGGTGGCGTTGCTGGCCCCGTCGAGGACGGCGAACTCGATCGGCGCGTTTGTGAGAAACGCCGTCCGCAGCGCCGTGAAGTCGGCGTCGGCGGTGTCCCAGACCATCTCGAATTCCAGACTGGCGTCTTTCAGCGTGGCGATGTTGGCGCGCCAACCCCCGTTGCCGCGGGTCGACACGTCCGCCTCGCCCGCTTCGAGGTTGAGCGTCAGATCCTTGACGTTCTTGACCTCGTTCCAGGTGCGTGACGCATACGTGCCGGTGTTGCGGTAGAGCTTGGCGTCGAGTCCGAGTTTCACGCCCATGTTCGGGTCCTCTTGAGTGCCTTTGTCGCGACGTTATGTTCCTGACGGGCTGCCCGATTGGTCCGAGGGAGCGGCCGTCCCGCCCGCGCGGAGCGCTTGCAGCAACTGCTGGAACTGCTCGTTCGTGAGCAGTGTCCGCTGGCGGTTCTCGGTGCGCCATTGGCGAAACGCCTGCAGGGCGCGCGGAAGGCCCCAGGTCAGCAGGAGCGTCAGCACGGCCGTCGCCGTCACCGTTCCTGCTGTTCCCCAGCGGAATACCGTCGGCAGCAGCAGGTCGGGCGGATTGAGGTTCGGTGGAATGAGCGGTCGCCGATCGGGAAACACCGGCAGGAGATCCGACAGCGGCGCGTCGACCTTGGGCGGAGGCTGCCAGGGGGGATCGATGCCGCCCGTTCCTTCGGGCACATGCTGCGCCGGCGGTTGGGGAGGCTGTGATCCCTCGAGCGTCGCGACGTACTGCCGGATCGCTGCCGTGATTTGCCGCGCCAACTTCTCCGGGTCGCCGCCGTAGGTCCCCTGAAACACAACCGTCGTCGGATCGCCGTAGCGCTTGCTCCGCGGCGGCTGCACGATGATCGTCGGATACGCCTCGACGTTGAGCATTTCGAACCGGAAGGCCTGGCTCTGGTCCTCGCGGGCATAGACGTTGTAATGCGCCCACGATTTCTTCGGGTCATTGGGATCGGCCAGTGCCAGCAACCAGGAGTTGCTCGCCCAGTCGGCCTTGAGCTTCACGCAGGGAGCGCATCCCTGCATCGTCAGGACCGAGATGAACCATTTGTCGGCGTCGCTGGCCGGCGGCCCCATCGCCTCGACGAAGAGGGCCTCGGGGTCGCTGCCGACGCCGTCCACGTGCTGCACCATGTCCCCCAGGCGCAGAACTTCGGCGCGGTCCACCTCCACGTCCTGCGCCCAGGCGGGGACCACCGCCAGCCATGCCGCGATCATCGTCAGCAGCCATCGTTTCATGGTCATTGCTCCTGTTGACTGTTAAATGACCCTTCACCACCACGGGACGTACTGCGGCCGCTCGGGGTGGGGTGGGTAATCGAGAATCACGACCCACTGGCCGGTCGCCAGATGCAGCCGGCGGAATGCCGCCTCGTCGTAGGCGTCGATGCGCTGCGGGCTGTTGTTGTTGCAGACGTACCAGGTGCCGGTCCGCGGCTCGTATCCGATCAGCGTCTGGAAGTGGGCCGTGCCGGCCCCGATCGCCGCGCCGCGGCCGGTCTCGGCGGCCCATTTCATCCATTCCCAGGTGCTCTGACCGGTGACGTTGTAGATGCGGATGCCGCGACGCTGGCTGTATGCCGCCACACGCGACGGATACGAGCCGCCCCGTTCGCGGGGACCGTACTCGGTGTCCCACAACAGCGTGGCCGCCGCAGGGACGTTCTGGTCAACGCCACACATGCCGATCGAGCACTGCACGCACGAGCCGTCGGGATTGCGGAACCACTGCCGCACCTCTACCGGCAGATCGACGGCCAGGTTGTCCTGAGCGGCCGAGTCGTGCGGCGCTCCGAACGAGACGAGACAGATCAATGAAATGGCCACAAGACGCATGCGAGAATCCCTCCGAAAAGTCAGCCGACCGAGTTCTTCCACAGCGCAGGGAGTTGCTGCTGTTCGCGTTCAAACGCCGGCCCCATGAAGGGCCGCGCTTCGTAGGTCATCCGCACGCGCCGCTTGCGCCGGCGGCGGACGACCGTGTCACCGTGTTCCAACAGCCGTGGCGCGTCGGTCGGCTTGTTGAGCAGGATCGGGCCGATCACCACGCTCCGCGTCTCCGGGGAGAACACGAAGAAGATGTTTCGTTTGAGCAGGCCGGTGTGGCTGCTGGGGGGCTGCTCGAGTTCCGAGGTCGCCTTCCGTTTCCGGATGCTGGTGCGCGCCGACTGACGGACGAACGCACCGAACTTCGACAGCACCTTCCGCGTCGCCTTATCCACGGAGCCGGTGACCACCGCCCGATCGAAGAACAGGCCTTTCGCCTGCGGGAGTTTGAGGCCGATCATCGCAGCACCCGGTAGGTCAGTGTCAGGACGCTCGTGAATTGCCGCAGTTCGTCGATGTGCTCGGGCGCGTAGAGCACGTTCTGTTCGGTCTTGAGCCAGGCGGCGTTCGGATAGGACGCCAGTCGCTTCGCGCGAAAATGGTCGGTGAATTCCTCGGTGAGGTTCGTGAGCGCATCGAGTTCGGCGTTGTCGCCCGTCGCGAAATTCCGTTGGACCGCGACGACGATGCTGTAATCCCCCTGGCCGCGTGAACGGTCGCCCGACGCCAGCACGACGCCTTTGGGGACGACCGTGACGTGCAGCCTCTGCATCTCCGGCAGGTCGAACCGCGGCAGGTGATGCCGCGCGGCCGTGACCGGTCGGCTGAACGTCGCCGCGTTGAGCTCGGCCACGAGCGCGTCGGCGATGTCGGTGATCACAGCCATCCCGTTCACTCCGTGTCGATGTGTTTCGTCTCAATGCGGAACGCCTGGCGGTACGGGTCCGAGTACCGCCAGTCGATGACCTCGAACACGAGCACCTGTTCGTCCTGCGTCTCTCGAACCCGGTCGCCGGCTTGCGGACTGACCGGGCTGCCGCTCAGCACGAGGTCCGCCGCCTGAATCAGGAAATCCCGTTCGGTGAAACCGACGCGGACCGCATGGCCGTAGTCGGTCTCGTACTGCGTGCGCCCCACCGTGGCCTTCAGGACGACCGAGGCCGCGCCCCGCACGTAGGTCACGTCGCGGGTGCAGTGCTTCGTGCGCTGCTCCTGGAGCCAGCGCACGCCCTGTTCGAGCAGGTCGGCCATCGCATCCACCTCATTACTGGCTCAGTCGGACGCGGACGGTCGGATCGGTCGTGGCCGCCGCGCGGACGACTTTGCCGATCTGCTTGTTCCCCGTGGCGGTGGTCGTGACGAGGTTGTTGGCGTCATCCCAATAGAGGATGGTGCCGACCGTGTAGGCGACGTTGGTCGCCTTGGCGAAGTCGAAGACTCCTTCCACATCGAGCGCGCCCGCCTCGTTCGCGGCGAGCGGGCGTTTCACGACACCGACGAGATCGCCTTGAACGACGACATCACCGGCCGCCACGGCGGCACCGGGCGTGTAGTCGATCGCACATCCGTCTTGCACAAACGTCGCTTGAGGCATGAGTGAGTTCTCCGGTTATGGTCGTCTGGTCTCCGGCTGCCGCAGGCCCGAACCGCCCTCGGCGGCCGCCGCTTACGCTTCGCCCTTGCTCTTCACGCCGCCGCGCGGGTCCTGCAGGGCGACACCGAAGTCGTGGTAGCCACGCATCTGAACGCCGAGTTGATTGAAGTCGGCCTCGGCCGTTTCGATGGTCGGGGACTCCTGGCCGTTCAAGAACGCGACCTCGATCACCGGCAGGTCGGTCGGCTCGGAGAGCAGATACCAGGCCTTGGCCGAGTTGCCGGTGTACTGAGCGTTGCCCAAATACCGGCTGACCTCGACGCGGAACTTCCCCTGGTGCGGGTTGGCGATGGGGAACTTGGCGTTCGCCGTGGTGTCCCGCAATTCGAGCGACTTGTAGAGTTGCGAACCGATGGCCGACAGCGCCGTCGGCACCAGCGCGATGGCCGGCATGACGCCGATCGGCTTCCCGTCCGAATCGGTCTGATCCATAAAGGCGACTTCGGCCTTCGTAAGACCATCAATGGTGAGCGCCGTATCGGTCCCGGTCAGGTAGTTCTTGTTCCCGACGGTGAAGAACGCGGCATTGTTCAGGAACGTCGTCCAGAACACATCGTTGATCTTCAGTCCCGACCCGCGACCCAGCTTGCGGGGGACGGTGGTGATCGCGCCCAAGTCGTCGTTGATGATGTCCCGGCGATCGATCGACAGCACGAGGCCGTAGGTGTCGGCCTTGTTCGTGTACTGCTCGTTCCCCAGCGTGCCGTGCTTGAGTTCGCCGCCCGGGGCGACCAGCTCGTACTGGTCCTTGCCGATCAGGCGATAGCTCGTGACGGTCTTGAAGTCGCTGACGTTGCGGACGGCGCAGATGTTCCGCCAGGTCCGCTCGACGCTGAAGAACCCTTCGAGCAGGAACTTGTTGGCGACGTTGGAGAGGATGCCGCCGATGTCGATCGTCGAGAACGCGGCTTCGATCCCGCGGGCGAACGCGAACCGCAGCACCGACCGGCTGTCCCGGAAGTTGCGACCGGTGTAGCCGTTGGCCCACGCCGCCTCGAGCAGCAGTTCCTGCAGGCCGATCCCGCCGCGGAACCGCCGCGAGGCCAGGTCGAGCGTCTGCTCATCATACGCCTCCTCGACGTGCGCAGCTTTCGCGGTGAGCAGGCACGCCGCTTCGAGGACGTGGCCGTTGACCGTGTTGTCCGGCGTATGGACGGCGGGAGCCGCCGGGCGCGTGGCCCGCAGCACTTCGAGTTCGGTGCGCTGGGTGTCCCAGCCGTCGCGGATCGCGCGGGCTTCGAGCGCCGCGTTCTTGCCGGCGCAGATCCGCCGGATCGCCTCGATCCGCTCGACTTCGGCCGCCGCCTTGGCGCGGATATCTTGAACCGGATTCGCGGCGGTGCCGTTGGTGGGCGGCGTCGCCGGCGGAGGCGTGGCCGGAGCGCCATCGTCGGTGGGGGTGGGTTCGTGGCCGTTCACGGTCTCTGCTCCTGGTTCGGGATTGGCGATCGCCGCCACGCTGGCGCTGGTGGCTCCGTCCGCGCCGAGATCGACGAAACTGATCTCGCCGAGGGTCGACTTGCGGACCACGTTGAGCGGCCCGCTGTACTGGCGACCGTTGACGGTCACCTGCTGGTGCTCCTTCACGAACTCGAACTCGTCGACGCTCGCGCCGACCGAGGCCTGCCAGGGGAACCCGTTCTTGGAACTGGTCACGACTTCACGGGCGGCCGCCGTGTCGCGCGACACGACGCCGCTGGCGAGTAACTGCCCTTGCTCGATGCGGATCGCATCGGTGTGTCCAACGCCAGAGAGCGGGTCATGCCCGAACCGGATCGGTCGGGACTGCGCGGGAATCGACAATCCGGCCAGGTCGATGATCACGGGATGCTTCCACCCGGCAATCCGCATCGGACCGCCGGTGTAGGCGAGCATCTGAAAGCGAGGGAGTGATGTTCCCGCACCGTCGGCGGCCGCTTCGACCTCGATCTGAGCCGTAGCGGTCAGGCAGAGCGTGGCGGGCACGTCACTCGTCGCTGATCGAGACTTCTTCAGGGTCGGCATTCGGATCCTCCGAGTTGGGTGGTGTGGGGGCGGCCGCCGGCGCGAGGCCGAGTTCGGTCATCAGGGCCAGTTCTTTCGCGCGCTGCCGCAGCTGGGCTTCCCAGTCCTGGCCTTTGCGGGCGTATTCGTCGGCGAGCGTGGTCGTGTGCGACGCGAGACGCGTGGCCTGCGCGTTGGCTTCCTTCTGCGGGTCCACGTGCTCGTGGCCGTCCCAGAACCACTGATGCGGCCAATCGGCCCGGCCCAGCCGGTTTGATCGGGACGCAGCACTCCCGATCCACCAGTCAACGTCACGTCGGGAGCCCGCGTGCCGAGACGAACCCGCCGTGCGGGGACCGAGGCCGGACGGCAGGAGGCCGTCCACCAGCACTGCCTCGTCGAACCAGGCGGCCAGCATCCGATCGAGGATCACCGTCTCAATCCGCGATTGATCGATGCGCAGCGACTTGAAGTAGGTCTGGTGATCGAGGCGACCGGAGGCGTAGTTGTAGGAGGCGCTGTTCCCCGCCGCGATGTTGAACGGCATGTTGAGACAGCGGGCGATCTCGTTCAGCACTTCCCGCTTGAACTCGGCATACGTCCCCGTTGGCTGCTCGGCATGCAGCTGGGCCATCTTCCAACCGCCCGGCATCGTCAGCAGCATGTTCCGATCGAGTTCGATGGGGTCGAGCGCCTCGACCGGGTCGGTCTCGCCGTTGGGCGGGGCGTCGGTGTAGATGATCCCGGCGTAGTAGGCCGCCGCCTTGGCCGCATCGAGCGTCGCCAGCGAGTAGTCCCGCAACATGGCGAACAGCGGCAGCGCCGGCGTGATCTCCGGGATGCCCCGGTGCTGTCCCGGACGATCCGCCCGGAACAGGTGCAGCACCGCTTCCGCCGGAACGCGGTCGTACTCCTTGAAGAGCGAGCGGCCTTCGCCGGGATGCTGGCGGAGAACGTGGTACTCAGTCGGATTGCCGGCGGTGTCGAATACGATGCCGTCCACGGCGCGGGCATCACTCCACCGCAGATCGGGCGTGGCGACCTGATCGGCTTCGATCAGCCGCAGGTCGAGTTGGATCGGTGTGGCGAGTCCGGGGTTGTTCACCAGCACGGCGAACGCTTCGCCATCCTGCGCCTGCGCCATCCGCAGCGTGCGGAGCTTTTCGGCCAGGCCGATCGCCTTGGCCCAGCGGTTGAAGGCTCGCTCGATTTGGCGGTTGGCCTCGGCGTCTTCGGTGAGGAGTTGCAGGCGCGGGCCGGTGCCGACGATGTCGTTGGCCAGTGTGAGGATGATCCCGCGGGCGTAGCTGTTGTTGGCGACCTCGTACCGCGCCCGGTTCCGCAGGATGCGGCGGACCTCGGGGCTGTTGGCGGCGCTCGCGCTCAATCCATCAGCGTTACTCCAGTGTCGCCGGTTGTTGTCGGTCGTCAAGGCCGAGTCGTACTTGGCGCGGACGAGTCGGACCGCCCGGCCGACGAATGGCCGTGGCGTGTTCTTCGCGAACAGGTTGGAGATCCAAGACAACACGCCGACTCTCTCGAAAGTCCAAGCCTTGCCAGACCCAGCCTGACCGCGCCAAACCGCGTCGAATCAGGCCCTGCCTCGCCGCACCGAACCCGAGTTCACCCTGCCGCAACTCGCCAAGCCCAGCCGCGGTATCACTCGGAACCGGGAGGGACGATCTTGGTGAGCCGCAGGCCGAGACGCCTGGACCTCATCGCCTCACGGCTTTTGAGATACCGATCCGCTTCGATCTGGTCGGCCAGCGAATGCTGCTCGACGTTGACCGAGTCCACCGACGTTTTTGCCGGCTGCTGGGCGTTCTCGCGGATCGACTGTTCGAGGTCGTCGGCCATGCGGATCTCTCAGGCGGCGACGCCATGTCGCCTATCTGGAGAGCTACCCGGCCGGGGTGCGGAATGACGGAGCGAGCGTCACAATGGGTGGGATCGTTCCAGATACTGTTGGCAGGTGGCCGTGAAGCTGGACAGGATCGCCAGTCTTCTGCCGCCGTCGTCGCTGCCGAAGAACAGCCAGTTCTTGCGGCCGAGCGCGAACGGCTTCACCGCCCGCTCCGCCGCGTTGTTGTCGATCGCCAGCTCGCCCTGCGTCACATACACCGTCAGCGCGGCCCACTGGTTCCGCGCGTAGGCGATGGCTTCACCCAGGGGGCTCTTCGGCAACGCGGTGACGGCCGCCTCGTCGAGCCAGTCGTGTAGCGCGCTCAGCCGCGGCGTCGCCTGCTCCTGGCGCAGCGACTGGCGCGCGGCGGCGTCGAACGTCTTGGCCGCGTGTTCGATGTCGTACAACTGCCGGATCCGCGCCACGGCCTCATGCGCGGCGCGCGGACTCGTCCGTTCGGCTTCGACGAACTTGCGTCTGGCATGCGCCCAACAGCCGACCTCGATCACCGTCCCCGCCGCGCGGCGGAACAGTTCGTCGTAGCCGGCGTAGGCGTCGCATTGCAGGTAGCCGCGGAACTCCTTCAAGAACGCCAGCGGCCCGTCGCGGCTGCGGTCGGCGGTCGCGTGGTAGACCGTCCCGCGCCGCGAGACATAGGCCCAGATGCGGCCGGTCCGGCAGTGCTCCCGGTCCGGATCCTGCACCGGGATCGGCGTGTCATCGGTGTGTAAGATGTTCGCCGCGAGGACCTGCTGCTGGAGCAACATCCACAGCGGCGTCAGCACGTCGGCCGCTTCCGCCAGCCAGCCGCACAACGTCGAACGCGCGATCGGGAACCCCTGCCGGGCGTATCGCTGTTCCTGGCGATACAGCGGCAGATGATCGACGAGCTTGGAGACGACGACGTCGGCCACCAGTCCCGGCGCGGCCTTGGACCGGGGGAGCGCTGCGGGGGGCAGTTCGGCGAGCTGCAGTTGATCGGGTTGATTCGTCTCCGGGAACCGCACGACGTACTTCGGCCGCACGATCCGGCGTACGAACAGACTCGACGGCGTGTAGTCGAGCTGCTCGCTGACCGCTTCGCCGATCTTGACCCACTCGCCGCCGAGGGCCTGCTTGACCGCGTCCGGCACGTCGACGACTTCGGTCTCGCGCCGCAGATTGTCGGGGAGCTGGCGGCGGCCGTGGCCGCGCTTCGTCCCGGTGGTGGTGATGGTGGTCGTGAGGACCTGCGGTTCCGGAGACGGTTCCGGAGACGGCGGCGACGGCGGGAGGTCCTCGGCCGGCGCGTCGGCGAACAGCGCGTCGGCGAACAGCGTCAACTGATCGGGGTGCAGCTTGTCTGCCCGCGGACCGCAGACCTTCTTCAAGAGCAGATCGAGACGCTGCGTCAGTTGCTCGACGCGGCGGCGTTCCTTCTCGATCGTCGCCAGCAGTTCGCGGACCAGCCCCTGCAGCACGGCCACATCTTGCGGCAAAGGGAGTTCGACGCTGGCGGTTCCATCCGGCATGACGAGTTGTACCCGGCCACGCCGCCAGCGGTGTCACGACATGTCGTGCAGCACGCCAGATAATTCCGGTTTGACATACCGCCGCCGACGCCGCGCGCTCAAGGCCACGCCGCCGAGGATCAGCGCCAACTCCGTGGCGGTGATCGCGACCCCCGCCGCGTCGCCAATGACTGGCGGGAACTCGAACGTCCCCCGTTCGAGCCGCTTGCACCACAGCGCGTAGCCGTCGCGGTCCCAGTCCAGAATCTTGAGCCGGTCCCCCCGCTTGCCGCGGAACACGAACCAGGCCCCGGACTGCGGGTCCCCCTGCAAGTGCTCGCGGACCAGCACGGCCAGCGTGTCGAAACTCTTCCGCATGTCGGTCGGTTCGAGGCAGAGATAGATCCGCGCGGCGGTGAAGTTCAACATGCCGGCGCCTCCCGCGTCGGCGCAGGCACGGCCGGCGGATGCAGGGCCGGCGGATGCAGGGCCGATGGAGGCAGGGCCGCGAACAGCGCCGCGAGAGCCGCGACGTCCCACGCGGACAAGCAGACCACATGCCCCGACGGACACCGCACCTCCACCGCCACCGTCGCGCTGGGCAGCACCGTCACCGGCACAAACCTCAGCCCCACCCGCTCCGCCGCCGCTCCGGATGACTTCGACGCCGCGGACCACGACGAGGTCGCGGACAACGAAGCAGCCCCGGACAACGCAGAAATCGTCGAGGGTGCCGCGGCCGCTTCGTCCCGCACCCGCAGCTCCCGCTTCCAGTAATAAAACGTGGGCTCCGTCAGTCCGTGCCGGCCACAAAACTCCCGCACGCTTAACCCGCTGGCTCGCCAGCGAGCCACCCGCTCCCGCCACAGCCGCTCCCGCCCCACATCCCGCCGCCCGTGTCCCATGATGTGCTCCTGGATGGAAACCCACCCAGGCTAACACCCCCCGCAAGAAGGCATTTCACCGAACGGACACGTTCAGCGGCTGCGCGTCGACTTGTCAGTCTGGAAACCAGATCACGGTTCCAATTGTCGCTCGACAGAGAAGGAAGGCGGTGCGACTCCTAAAGCAGGCGACGAAAATCCAGCTGAATTCGGGACAGTGTGAGAAATCTGCATGAGTGAGACATTCGGCCTGCGACTGACTTGTGCCCAGCGGCTGGTTGCCAGTGACCTGCTGCCGGAACTGGCTGATCGTCTCATGCTCGATACCCGGAACGAGCGCACGATTCCGCTCACACAGAAGCAGATCGAACGACTCCGTGACGCAGCTTCGAAAGCGATCGGCGATGCCCCGACCGGGACGGTGCGCAACTCGCTACGACACATCGTTGATAAGTCGAGTGATCTCTTGACCCGCGAAAGTGCAGCCAAAGAGGTCATGCAGCTGAAGGTGACACTCGTCGGCAGTGACCCACCAATCTGGCGTCGGATTGAAACACACGACTGCTCACTGGCGACGCTGCATGACATCATCCAGGTGGCCATGGGGTGGGAGAACTGTTCATTCCGGCTGGAGCCGTCCACTCTGCGCGAAACATCGGCAGTAGCACCGCCCGCTGGCTGTTCGGCTACCGAGGTCAGTCATGACGGGGCGAAATCATTGGATAGGGTTGGTCCTGTTTGTTCTGGTCTGCCTGGGAGCGGGTGGGTTCGGAGCGGTGGCGACAACGCCGGAGATTGATGGCTGGTATCGGTCGGTCGTGAAACCGTAATGGAATCCACCGGACTGGGTTTCATGGCCCGGGCAATGCGAGTTCTCGTCTTACTTGTCGCTCTTGCCGGAGAATCCTAATTCTCTAGCCTCTCGCAGAATGCGTTCGCAAATACCAGCTTGCTTCTCTGAAGCCTCATTTCCCTTGTTTACTCGAATTCCCTGCGAAAAGGCTAATTTGCGATCCCAAGGCGTAAGACACTCATGCTCTTTGGCCCAGTGCGCAAGTGCAAACCACGTATCAGCCGAGACATCAACGAAGAGTGCCCCATCAGTGTTTCCCGTTTTCGATGAAGTGGCCATCGAGTTTTCAGATAGCGCCTTCGCTGCTTCATCGACGTAGTGTTCGTCGACCGATAGTTCAGTTCTCGTCGTGATTGTGCTGCGAATACCGACAGCGTCGCTCTCCCTCACAGGGTGAGGCTCAACTTCTTCCGAGGAGTTATCGTCAGCCTCAGCCTGGCTGAACAAATCACGTTGAGGTCGAAACTTCAGTATGTATTCACGGACTGGATCAACGCCTGTGTTCTCATGGGGCAAGTCTGGTGAGCGACTCAGATGCGAATCAGTTGCATGGATTGAGTCATCAGTATCTCGACTCGCGTCTCCATCTGAAGAAATCTCGCCAGGTTCATCCTTTTCATCCCAAGAGCGTCGAATCTCCGCTGCTCGCCGAGTGAGTCGGTCCACCATTTCGTCGCCGTCGCATGCGTTATCAGGTCTCTCGACTTGGCTAACTGGTTCAATTCCCAGCTGTTCTAATTTGGTGACCAGTCTACTCATTGCCTGGTCAGGATCTCGAAAAAACTCCGACCCTCTTATTCGGTGAAACCTCCACCCGAGCCTTTCCAGAATAGCTTGCCGGGCCATGTCGTCGGGCAACTTTTCGATCGGGTGGTACCGGTCTCCGTCACATTCAACCGCGAGACGCCCTCCTTTGTCTTCGACAACAATGTCGATACGGTATCTCCCGACTCTCCATTGGGGCACGACATTGTATTGGGCTTGCACCAATCGCTGAATAACGAGTCGCTCGAACTCGGACTCAGCCCGAGCGTCTGCCTTCTCCAGCTCCCGTGTAATCGCCTTGGGATCGAGTGCGTGTTCGATGAGTCGCCGCCGCAGATCACCAGGTTTCAGGTCAGTCTCTGGGCTGACAGAATGGACGACCCACATCTGATTGCGGGCACGGCTGGCAGCAACATTGAAACGCTGCTGAAAGGCTGGTTGTTGACGCATCGGCAAGGGACCGCTTCCAGGAACGTCGACCAGTGACAAAAACATTATGTCACGTTCGTCACCTTGGAACTGCGATGAGTTGCCGCACACGATGCGGCGAGCCTCAAAAACTTCTGGGGGGAGGTGAGCGAGCAACAGCTTCTCGATCTCAATTGCTTGTTCATCACCGACCAGCGAAATGACACCAAAGCTCTGCTTCTCGTACACGGGCTCTTCAATCGCAGCAACGACGAGAGAAGCCACAGCTCTGGCTTCCTCGCTATTCACTTTCCCCGACCGATGTGATGCGTCGACTCGGAACGGGAGCACGGCAGGACGGATTGGCGAAGAGGACTCATCGCGGAGTGGCTTGATCGACCCTTCGTACGAAAGGTAGTTGCTGTATTGAATGATTTCCGGTACGCATCGAAAGTGCTCCAGCAGGCCAATCGTTCCACCAAAGGACTGGCGAGCAAGGTCGTCAACCGACATCTTGCCATCATACAGGTCATTGTTTGGAATCCCCTGCAAGTGCAGCCGAATCAGTTTTTGAACGGTATTGACATCTTGTCCCACCGCCGACGGACTCACCTGTTCGTGGTCGCCGACGACGACAACCTGCTTCGCAATTGCCAAGGCCAGAAGTGCCATGACATCACACTGGCTTGCTTCGTCGATGATGACGACATCAAACTGCGTCGAGTTGAAGTCAAAGTTCTCGACAAGTCTCGCAACGGGCATGATCCAGACTGGAACGGCGTCACGGCAGTCGCTCATTTTGCGACGTGCCTCAACTCGGAGCTGAGGAGCACGTTTCCCAAATCCGCGTCCAATTCGTCGCACTGTATCGAGCCACCCCATCAACGACTGTCGTTGTCGGAGAGTTGTTCGTCTGACTTGGCGTGACCAGGCACGACAGTCAATCAGACGGACCGTTGTCTTCTTGAGTTGCTGGTTGAGTTCTTCGATTTTGTCGAGAATCTCTTCGATGTTGACCGCAGCCCGGCGATCAAGCTCATCACAGAGCTGCCGCCACTCCCAAGCAACTGCTGGATCCCCTGGTAATTCGCTCTCCCCATGCCCACCGAGTCGATTACGCACATGAGTCGCCCACGTTTCGGCGACGGGCCTTCCGCTACCAGCACGGGCTTCCAATCGGCGAAACAAGTCTCGTCGACGCTGTGCGTACTTTTGTCGTGCGATCGCTCCTACGAGCGTTTCATAAGCCTCGTCGTATTCGGCGACATCGCTTTTTTCGATCGCGGCTCGCAGTGTTTTTACTTCGGTTCGAGAAAAGTGGCTGACTTGTTCCGAGAACACCCGTAATTTCTTCCGCTGGTACAGTGACTGCAGGTGATTCGTCGTCGCCGACAGATTTGGCAGAAGACTCCTTTCTACACCATTCACTACCCTTTTCATTTGCCCGAACTGGCCAAGTGACGGGGGCAACTCGCCGGTAAACCGATCCCAATCAAACCCAAGAGCTTTCAGCGCCTCGACCGGAGGGGACCAAGTGGCAGCCCACCACCCCATCGCCGATTGAATCAACTCGCCGTACTGAGCACATGTCTGCTCGATGTCTCCGTGGATGTCTTGGGACGCAGGCTCTCCGTGACATGAGATAAGACCATCCCACATTAGTCCCAATTCTTGACGAGCGATCTTCACGTGCAATTTGCGTTCAATGGCAGCGAAGTGTTCTCCCGTTTTCGGCGGTTCGCCGCGCACTCGCCAACCTTGTATCGCTGATTTCCATGTTCCTCGGCCCAACATCGAAAACCATCCAAGCCCCTTGCCTGACTCGACATGTCCTCGAATCTCGACGACGAGCTGACGTTGCTGCTCTAGTGATGGATGATCCGAAACTTCTGGAGCGTGCTTTATCGAATCAAGCCTCGCCTCGGAAACAAGGCGCTGCGTTTCCTCAATCTTCCTCAGGAGATGCTGCCAGGGAACTGCGTCGTGACCACCCAATCGGCCGGCGTCAACAGCGGCAAGTTGCCACGGCTGCATTTCTTAGAAGGAATGGATCGCAGCGACAAAACTTTGCATCAGCTCATCGAGCTTTGAAAGGTGCTGTGTCGTGAATTTGGCCGCTTTCCAAAGTGCATTGATATGGCCTTCGGATTGATTGGAAAACGCGGCTTGTTGTTCAACTGTTTGACGAAACTCGGCGGGCGTCAGGATATCGTCGACTACTGGCAGAGGGTCATCAACGTGAAGGTCGTCTTCAGGAGTTGTCTTGGGACTCGTTGCGTACAGTTCAACCAATTCACCCTGAGTAAGCGGAAGGGGCTCCCCGGCCGCGACAGGACCAGGTATCCAGTCGTGTTTCCCGACTCCGTTTGCCACTTTGCGAGCGGCTTGCGACGGTGAGACGCTTCTCCCATTGATAACTATCTCGCGATACTCGTCAGTGCGAGCTTTCAGAAGTTCGGCGTGCAGAACTTCGAGTTGCTCAATCAGTAGGCGACGAGACTTTGCCAATGTAGTAGCTTCGTCGTCCAGACTATCAGCATCGGATTCGCTCAAACGATTGCTGATCGCGGTGACCGATTCTTCCAGTTGTCGCCGGCTGTCCAGATCACTGTCCAGCACACTGACGCAGAGTGGACGCAATTCTTCGACAACGTGCTGACGAAGGACGCGCAGCGCTTTTGTCGTGTGACTCGTCACCAGCACGCTTTTGCCCTGGGCCAGCAAATGCCCGATCAGGTTGGCACTCGTATGGCTCTTGCCGGTCCCTGGTGGCCCTTGCACAAGTACGGAACCGTACTTCTCCAGACGTTGGGCGATGCGAGTTTGTTCTGGATTTGCCTCTTTGCCAAATAGAATGTCTGTCGCCGAAATGCCGGCCGACGCCTGGCGAGACTTCTGGTCCGACGAGGGCTCTTCCAAATTCGGAGCAGATTCAACACCGACGATGTTAAGCAACCCAGTACAGAACTCAGACCGCCCTCGAATTGTGTGAAGCACTTTCTCGATGGCGGTGCTAAAACCCATCGTGCGTGACCGCAAGAACAGAACGGGGGAGCGGCCAATCACCGGAGACTCTGATTCAACCGAAGGACGTCGTCCCTCAAGGAACTCGCCGTGCGATGACAATGTCATCACGAATCGCTTCAAATATCCGGAAGCGTCTTCTGAGAGCGGATGATAATTGCCTCCGTCCAACTCTGAGCGGCAGGTCGCTAATGCTTGTGGATCGACGTCGGTGAGCGACTGGAACAAAGCAGTATAAAGTTCTACTCCGTAGTCGGAGTCAGCGATCGTGAACTCGGGGACCGAGGGGTCAAACACCATTTGAACCCGTTGAATCAAAATCGGGTGGAAAATGCCTCCATCCTGCCGCCTCCAGCTGAGAATGCCGTCGCCAAGTACGAAGTCGAGTCGCTCGGATTCGCGTTCCATTCGTCCGTGAAGCTCATACAGACGCTCAAAAACTCGCATGGCACGCCGTGCCGGAAGCTCATTCACTCTCCATCGTTCCCGTGTCGACTTCCAGGACTCAAGCAGTTCTACCCGCGTCGAATCATCTGCAAAGTCGATTACGACGGTCTCTCCTTCATCGTCCAATTCATTTCTCGAGGCGTTCCAATGAACCTCCGCGTTTTCAGGATCTTCCCAGCCACTCTTTAGCCAAAGGCGCAGTTCATCCGGTGGTGTTGAAGCAGGCGTCAGTTTTGGACGTCGAACTCGCAGGACAAAGTCCTCATCCTGTGCAACCAAGTCGTCGTCAGGCTTCCGAGACTTCTGCAAACCTGCCCCCAACATAATGGATGGGTGGTCAGGAAGGTCCGAGTACCAAAGTGCCCACGGCTGCTCGTTAATCTGGCGCTTTGCCGGGTTTCGATGCTCGTTGAGCGCCTTCAGGTATTCAAATACCTGAACAATTCGTTCGCGACCGATGTTGAACGTGTCCGTTGAGAGATTCATGTGCCGCCTACCAAATTGATCAACATGGCAGTGATGCTTTTCATTTGTTCCCTCAACTTACGTTGCCATTCATTACTTTGATCACATCCATTCCGACCGGCTAAGTGGCATTCGCCCCCTTCTTGGCGGATACCTTTACCTCTTGAAGAAACTTCTTCAGGTCAGACCGAAGAAACAATCGGTATCCGTTAGCCGGATTTCTGTGCATAGGGATCTTTCCATCCTTTGCCCAGGCTCGCAGGGTGTTCTGTGAAACCCCCAGTATTTCGGCGGCCTCGGCAGTCATCACGTAATCGCTGAGTTTCTCCACGACTGTCCTCCCCTGCGACAAATCCTATGGCTGGCGTTCCGTGCAGTCTACCAAAGTCTGCAACGTATTCGTAGCGGACATGTGGGATGACGCCTCCACCACATCTTTTCGGATCGTCACGCGGCTCGGCGCGTGTACGACTTCAGCAGGCCGCCCAACCGCGTTGTGCAAAGGACGTCGCCCGGTCGAATCGTCTTGGCAGGCTCCGGAGCCTGTTCATACTCTGGCGGAAGGTGATCGCGGCGTTCATGGGGACGTTCACGGTTGTAATGGAGTCGCCATTCCCGGTTGACGCGGTTCAGATGGCGTTCCGCCACGATCACGAATTTGTCGAGGCATTCGTGCTTCATGCTCTGGATGAAACGCTCCACGTGGGCCCGCAGATTTGGAGAGCGCGGCGTGTTTCGTTTCACTTCGATTCCGCTCGATTTCAGCGTCTCATCAAACTGCGCCGAGAACTTCTTGTCGTTGTCCCGCATCACGTGCGTCGGACCCAACTCCATGTCTTCAGCGTCCATCAGGGAGTTCTTTGCCTGCTGGCTGACCCAGGCGGAATCGGGACTGGCGGTACAAGGAGAGATCCAGCAGCGCCGTTGACCTGACCCCAGATTCTGTACCAGGTGTTATGAGAGTACGGGTTGGGTAAGGTCGCTGTGCGGCCGGAGTGAGGCCGTAGGCCGAACGGAGGCTGCACAGCGGGCCGCGAACTCGGCGGGGGTCA